GCCGAAACGGTTGTCGCCCGATATGATTGGGCCTTCAAATGTAGTACGTGCCATGACAAAAGTCCTTATGCAAAAGTTACCTTGTTAATCGTTGCATCGTGACCCCTGGGCGGGCTGGCAACAAGGCGAGAAATCCCAGATGCTTAACTATACACTATTTTAACGAAAAATGGGGACCGAAGTCCCCATTTATTTTAGTACGAACTGAACATACCAAGTGGGTCAGAATAGCCGAAGCTATAACGCTCACGGCTCTTATATCTAACGTTCCCTGTATCGAAATCACCATCCATTGAATTTTGGAGGGGGATACGCTCAAAGTGCTTCATACCGTTTGGCACGTCTGTTGTCAGGAACCATGTGTTGGTTGATGTCAAGAAGTGGTTAACGGTATAGCCTTCAGGAATAGCGCCGTTGTTCTTAATCGCGTTAATGTCGTTGTTGTTTGTACCAACGCGCAATTCTGTCTCGAGGAGACGAGTTGCAACGAACATTAATGATGGGGGAACAATGAGCTTCTTGGGGCGAGCTGCAATCAAAAGTCCACGCTCGTCTGTCCATGCAGCGATCTGGATCACGGCGGCTTCTAGGGAAGTCTCGTTCAAATCGGATGGAGTTGTGAATGTGTTGGCGTTTGTACCGCCGTTGACTAATGGGTGAGCTGTAGAGAACAGGGCTTGTCCATCACCGCCTGCGTAGGCAGCGTTGTAACCGTTGTTCAAAACTGAAGCTGCTTTAACCTGCTTGGTGTACGCCATAGCACGGGCAAGAGCCTTGGTATAACGTGCAGACAAAGAGTCATACAAGTTATCTTCAATCGCCTCTTCGGTGATTGAGAAGCCAAGAGCGATTGTCTCGTGGTTGTAACGTGCTGTCCATGCTTCTTGCGCATTGTCATAAGCAAGGGCTGAACCCTCGTTCTTGACTGGTGCTGCAGAGAAACCTGACAGTTTAGTTTCTTCTTCAAAAGAACGCTCAGAGGTCTCTGTTTCATAGATCTCTTTGTGCTCTTCGCCGTATCTTGCGTACTCAAGTCCGAACAGTGCGTTCAATCCTGGGAGCAATTCTTTCAATAGTTGTGCGCGTGAAATAGCCATTTATGTGCTCCTTGATTAAGCTGCTGTTGCGTTTAAGTAACCGTGGTAACCGAAGTTCCACTGTACTTGAACTTCTGGGTAACCGACAAAAGACAGTGCTGTACCGCTTGCAATCGTAACTGCTGCAGACAAAGTAACAGTTGTACCGCTGATGTTAGTCACAGTAAGGAAGTTGCTTGCTAAAGCGCCAGTAACACCTGGAACAATTAACTGCATACCGGGGCTGATCGCTGTGTTAGCGGCAGTCAAAGTAAGAGTTGTGCTTGAACCTGATGTAGAACCAACTGCAGTAACAGTAACTGCTGTATCTGGAACAACGTTAACAACACGGAAAGGTGCTGTAGCAGTAACACGTGTGTTACCTTGTGTGCCAGAAGTAACAACACCACCTGTCAAGCCCATTGCTGAGTCGCCAGTTGTAGTATTACCAGAAGCAGAACCACCGTTAGAACCGTTTGTTACCAAGTACATGTTAGACCCAATGAAAGATGGGTTTACATAACCGATGGTAGCGCCAGGTGTGTTAGATACAGAAGATGTACCTTGTGTCAACACAGCTGATTGGAACACAGCATAAGGATCATCCACAACATAACCTTGCAGACTGTTAGGTCCGTAAAGAGTGTTAGTGATTGTGTTAGCTGCGTAGAACTGTGCACGTACTGTTTGGCTCATTGAGTTGACGTATTGAGCGCCAACAAAAACACCAATAGTACCAGCCACAGGAGAGTTAGCTGCACCAAGAGTAGTAACGACTAATGAACCACCACTTGCTGTAACGACATCGCCGTCAAACATGTTGTAGCCATAGTTTGAGGCGATAGGGATGAGTCTGGTAGAACCAGAGAACACTCTACCACCGGACAGGCTTACAGGCTTTAGGCCGTAAGCTGCGGGAACAATAGGATATGCCATTTAAAAACTCCTAAGATTATTTAGTACCTAAACCAAACCCGTTACCTCTGGAACTTGTTGACTGGCGTTCAGAAAACAATTTACCGTATTGGGGCGCGGATTGGTTCTTCAAAAAGTTGTTGTCTACAGACTCCATCTGAGACTGATTTTGCTTTTGATAGTACTCGTCCATCGCTTTAACGCGTTCTGTAGGCATCTTGCATAGCATTAAGCCTCCAATTTCCACGTTGCCGTTGGCGTTTCCTTCAAGCATCAGCTCGGGATGGTCAGTTGCTTTCACAGGTTCCCAACCGTCTCTGCGTTTTCTAGACACATTGGTTGGGTCCGCAACGCTCATAACATGGGTAGCAATCCAGCGGAAAGACATACCTGGTATGGGTGTTGGATCGGGCAACTTACTCGATGGTGTATATACATATCGAGCTTCTTTTTCGCGTGTAACATTGTCACGGGGTGTACGGTTATCAGCCATTTTGTTTCTCCAATTTAATCATTTCAGCGTAATACAGTTTGGGGTCCAGCTTGTACTTCTTAGCAAGCGCCATTTGAGTAGTTGTCAATTGAACTTTTTTAGTTCCAGACGACCGTGTCGATGGCGCAGTCACTGAAGGAGTTTTCTTTGGGGATTCAGAAGAGCTTCTGTCCGTAGCCTCTCCAAATATTTCAGGAAAGGTCTTTTTGATGCGAGCGTCAATTTGCTCGTAGTACTGGTCTGTGCGAGGATCAACCCCGGAGTTCACTAATTTTTGGTGCAGCCCTAGTGCAAAGCTGGTAACTTCTTCAAACCCTTGCGAACCAAACCACTGGTTTTTAGCCTGCCAGCGCAGGGATTTTTCGTCTGGTGGTGCAGATTGGGTCTGCTGTGGTGGCGAATATACCTCATTTTTTTCAACTTGTAAAGGGGTCGGACGAAAATGTTTTGCCGCCTCTAATTTCATCTTGGCTTCAGTCAAAGCCTCTTGTGCTGCAAGTAACGCATCTGAATCAAACGATTCTTGCGCTGCCTTGTAGTCACGCCTTGCTTTTTCAAGTTCAGCCTCAGCTGCACTCTTAGCCATTTGTGTGAACTGCTCACTGCCGCTATTAACGACTTGCTTGAGGCGTTTGTTCTCCTCAACCAACTGCTGAGCCAGTCTGTCTAACTCTTGACGTTCGCGAAGAGCCGCTTCTTTAGCGCGTCTCTCGTCATGTCTTGCGTGAGTTAGTTCTTTAATTCTGTCTTGGGCACCCTTGGTGTATTGGTTGATTTCCTCATCTGTTGGGTCCAATACTTCACGATCAAGAGGCTTGCGTCCTCGGTCGCGCTCGGGTGTGTCATCAATGATTTCAATTTCAAAATCGTCTTCATTGTGTGTCTCTTGGGGTTTTCCCTTATCTTCGATTTCATCAGGGAATTTGAAATCTTCGCCTTCGTATGTTGCCATAGTTTTTCCTTTTTATGCGCGTGTTATTCCGCGGGGATCATCTACAACACCGTCAACCTGATCATCATTGATGAACCGGAATTCGTTGCCGTAAATTTTGAAACGCGTACCTGCGTAGGTACGTACCAGAACGAAATCACCTGCCTTACACCAAGCCCCAGTTGGAAACTTGGTTTTGTCTGCGTACGCATCTGGACCAACTTTCAAAACAAACAACACGGTGGTTGCATGTTCTTCTTGTTTGGCATAGAAGTCAGGACGCTCAAGGTCTAGCTCAGTACCGTCGATCTTTTTAGAGACCTGGGGCACGCTACAAAGCAACCGATACCCAGAGGGTGTTGGGAGCAATGTTGCTTTTTCCTCGTCTTTCTCTGGTGGTTTTGTAATTTGTTCAATCACTTCAACCGTTGGTTTGAGCTTTAAACGCTCTGGAAGTATGAGATCACTCATCTGATTTTTCTACCTTTTCTTGCAGGTCAAGTAAGAGACCCTCTGCGATGGCTAGACCCGAAATCACCCCACAGAGTTTTTGATATTGGTCAAAATTTTGGCACTGACCTGTTGCTAGATCGTCAGCGTAATCGTTCATTTGTTTGCGTATTTGGTGGCGCAGCGCTCCTGCGAAGTCTTGAATCATTTAGTCGGTTTCTCCTTGGGTTGGTTGTTTTGTTTCTCAAGTGTGCCTGCGTGTTTGATCAAGTCTGCACCACGGTCTCTGCGTTGCTCACGGATTTGCTCCATCTTATGCTGGTTATCCGCCGCAAGCTGTGCATTGCTGTTGTGTACCTGTGCGGCTTTAGCCATCGTGTCCGCATCAAGTCGTA